GGGCGGCACCGTCAGTGACCAGAGCGCGGTCAGGCAAGCGGATACGCAGGGTGGAACCGATCTTGGCACCGTTGACAGCAAAGCTGTCGTCGTACTGTCGGTTCACGTTGCGGGTGATCACAAGGTTGTTTTCAAGGATTTCCAAAGCCTTCCTTGTGATCATGTCAATGGTGAGAATCGAGTTAGCCATTTTAAATACCTTTCAAAATTAAAACTTACGCGCTTGTTGCGCTTTCACTTGCCTTGCTCTTTCGGCCTCAATCCACTGGCTGGTTGTCATGGTCTTGGTAGACCGTGGGTCAGTTGTGTCGTAAGACCCAGAACTTACCCCTCGGGCGGTGACTGGTGAAATCGGTTCAGGCGCACCAGAAGTGCGTTTTTGAACGGGGTTATCGGCTAACTTAGCCTCAAGCCGTCCAAGCTCTTTTGCCTGCAAAATAGGCGATAGTCGAGAAATACGATCTGCCTCTTTCGGATTTGAGCCAAGGTGATAAACCAAGTCAGGCCCAATGTCCGACGATTGAATCGTCTGCGCCATCACGGTTGTGATTTTCAGGTTCGGGTTGTAGGCAACTTGTTCAAAGTCGCTGTACTTAGACCGAGCCGTTTCTTCACGCTCATGATAGTTGTCAAGAATCTCAGCTTGCTGTTTCTGGATTTCCCGCTGCTCAATCAGCTTATAAGCCTTGGCTTCTGCGTAAGCATCAACCGACTCAAACTGATCTTGCGGAGGTAAGTCCACTGCCACTGGTGGCGCAGGCTGTCGCTCTCGTTCCCACTTTCGCTGCTCTCTTGCGAGACGTTTTCCAATTGCGGCATCAAGTTCCTCTTGCGAGAATGTCTTGGGCGCCTCAACTTCCGGCGTTTCAACTACAGGTTCTGGCGTGGCCGCCGTGGCTTCCAGTTCCGGCGCGGGGGCTAATTCCGCTGATTGCTCTACTTCTGACATTTTGAATCCTGAGATTCCCTGGTTTGCCGAGCCAGTACGGGGCTATTATGCCAAAAAATCATTCTGCTGCGCGAGCCTCAACTTCATATGGGTTATTTTGATACCCATAACGCAAAAGCCAGTAGCCATATTTGATAGCGTAAACCAGCTTGCCGTCGCGCTGCATCTGCTCTAGGTGCTTGCGCTCGTGCCGGATCAAAGCAGCGTGCATCTCGTATCCGGGGGCAAAATAGATGACGCCCCAGAAGCTCGTCCAGCCATGGAAGCCGCAGCGGTTCATGTACCAGAGGATTAGGCCGGTGGCGGTGTGGGTCATGTTATAGATTAACTAGAGTTGCTGTGCCAGTTACGCCGATTGTTGTCCCGCCAGTGCCATTGTTGGTAATAGTGTTACCAATAACTTCAATCACGCCTTGCGTAGTCTGCTGAACAAGCACGGTTGTTGAATTGCCTTCCACTCTGTTCATCGTCACCTTGGATAGTGTGTTGTTGGTTGCGTCATTGTTCGAGGCGATACCAATGCAAGGCGCGTTGAGAGCGGCAGGTTGCAAGACGTAATTGCTGTGGATTTGCACCACTGCTTTTTGTGCGTAGCCAGTATTGTCGCAAAAAATGCCACGCAAGGTATTTCCTGAGGGAAGATTGATGGTGTTGTCTCTGATGTAAGTCCTGTCGCAATCTTCAATCACTAGCGCACCGGCTGAGTCATTGGAAGTAAATCTAACCTCTTTGAGATTAAATGCGTTCGCAAAGCGCAAAGTAGTCGCGCCAGTGCCGGATGCAACACAATAGTTGCCGTGCATGTTAAGGGTGCCGGCGTTTGAATTGCCGCCAAGCACACACACAGTAACGGCGGCAACTGATGTGTCAATGTCGAAAGTGTTGCCATTAACTTCACTCTTGCCACCAAGCGTCAGAACAAGAGGTCGGCAAGATGCAACCGTGCTGTTGAAGTCCCACACGTTATCGTTCATCGTCAAACCGATCAGGTTGGTTGTTGACCTGAACGCATACTGGTCGCCCGTAGGAGTGACGACCTTATTCCCGCTAAACGTCAAATCAGTCGCGCCCGCAGTCCAGTTGCCGAATACGGTGGTGGCGTTTTGACCGGAGGAAGTGCATTCCAGCGTGTTGCCAGTGACCGCCACTTCGTCCATGTTGGAATCAATATACAAAGGCGATTTGCTGACGGTGACATAGTTGCTGTAAACCTTCGTTCCACGCACCTTGTCAATCTTGATTCCGTTGCCCGTGCCGCGCACGATGTTGTTGGACACCTGAATATTCATGCGGTAACTGTTATTCCAGGTCGCCGTGGCGCTGGTGCTGTTTCCAGAGACTTCAATGCCCACATCAAACGTGCCGTAGACCTGATTTCCAGACACCTCACCCTCGATGTAAGAGCGTGCTGTGCCATCAAAATCATACGGGCCAAAGTCGTTGGAGTAGATGTACAACGCCCGCATGGACGCCGACTGGTTCATATTTATGAGTTTGTTGCCCCGAACACTGAACCTATTTGCACCTGTCAGAAAAAGACAGGCTGCTGGGTCGGTTGATGTGTACCCGTCATAAATGTTGTCTGCGACAATCACATCAAGTGGCGAATACTTGGTGCTGGTGTCGCTTGATCCATCGTAAAAATAGATGTTTAGCAAGTAGCCGATATGAACGGTAGTGCCGTTATTGACAAGATCATTGGCAACAAATCGCAACTTCTCTCCAGCCTGCAAAAGCAAGGCTCGACGCTGCCCACCGCGAAAACGATTGTGGTGAATGTTCAGTCGGTCAAAGTGCTGACCGCCGATGGACGCAAAGTAAGAGCCAAAGCCAGCAGCCAGTGCGGGGAATGATGCGTCATCCGTGGTGAAATCAAAGCCAGTAATTTCAACGTCAGCGGCACCACGTTTAATCATAAATGCGTTGCTGACTTTGTACTGACCTGCACCGCCAACGGTGATTGAGTTCACATTGTCATGGTTCTGAACAATAGTGCAGCCGTTTCCGTTCAGCTTGATGCCGCCCGTTGTGATAAATACCATCTTCAAATCGACGATTGCTCCAGGCGGGAAAAGCAATTCAACAGGCGCATCTCTGCCTAGTGTTTCAATATAAGTGACTGCCGCCTGAACCGCTGCCGTGCTGTCAGTAGCACCTGTTGGATCAAAGCCAGTGAAATCCGCAACACTCACACTCTCCCGCAACTTAGCCTGAACCGTAGTTGCAACAGCGCCTGTACCGGCTGGCAAATATCCCACCAATGAACTACCACCAGACGCCGCCAATTGCGCCAAAGTAGCAAACCCGCCGATGTTGTCCACCGTCCAGATTAGCACATCAGTGGCGCTGTACAAGGCCATCTTGTACAAGGCCGTGCCAAGCCACACAGAAGCCTCGCCACGGCTGTCTAGGATGACAGGGTTAGCATTGGCAGTCCCACCGCCGTAATCGGTGTAGGTGGCTAATGGCGTAGTCGTACCGGCAGCGTAGGTGTACAGTTTGCCGCCTACCAACGGCGCACCGTTAGCGTCCAAAAATTGGAGTTTGGGTGGCGTGGCAAGTGCGGTCATGATTTACCCTTAAACGCTGAGAGCAGCAACTTTGTCTTGGAATGCCTTGACGCGAGAATCAAGAACCGCACGGTCAGCATCTAGCTGGGCAGAACGCTCTTCAAGTTTGTCTTTGAGCGTAGCCTGGGAGGTTTCATTGCTAGAAACCCGGCGTTCACGTTCAGCAACGGCATCAGCTTTAGCTTGCAATGCATTTTCTACATCCGCATAACGAATGTTTAAAGCCAATTCTCTAGCATCTAACTCTTTGCCTTTGGCCGTAGCAGCAGCATTTTTGTCTTTGGCATCGGCCAACAGATCTTTGGCTTCTGCTTTGGCTGCTTTCAATTCTGCGCTGGCGGCTGCGCGATCAGCAACGGCAGCTTCCACCGCGCTCATTGCGCCTTGGCGCTTGGCGAGTTCATCACGCAGAGCAGCCATTTGCGCCAAATCTTTGGGCATTTGAGTGGTGAAGTAAGCTAGGTAATCTACACCGGGATTGTCGTTAACTATGTTCATGTTGCACCTTTAAGCGTAATAGGTCACATTGAGTTTGGCACTGGCTGTCTGCTCAATAAACTTGATTTTGGTCAGATCGCCGTCGTATTGCAAAGTCACACCCGCCGCCAATGGCATACCGACTGAAGCTGTTGGGTTAACATCATCATCGCGCCAGCGCACATTGGTGGTTTCCGGGGTAATCAAGGCAATGCTGGGCCTGCAAGCCAAACCATTCAAATCCCTTTCCGGCACTGTCAAGCTAGTAGCCGA